AATCCCATAGATGAAACTAGATTAAGTATTACATTTGATCGAGACACTTACAATACAAATACAGTTATTGCTGGGCCTGCACGTAATAGCAACAACTGGGGCACTGTTGATGCCATTGTTAATCCTGAAACTTACAATCCAGGAACTCCATTAGAAGGTCAGCGTGTGTTGTTACTAAACGAAATACCTGAAAATACACCAGCATGGAATAATTTTACAGCACCTGCTAACAGTATTGTAGAATTTAACGGCACGGTGTGGTCTAGATTGGTATTACCTGAAGGTGTTGTCTATACTACAAACATTCGCACTGGTGTACAGTACAAGTACGAAGACAGCGAGTGGACTCGTGCATTTGAAGGTGAGTACTCAAAAGGACAGTGGCGCCTAGTAATCTAAAATAAGTACATACATGAAAGAACAGATTGTATGCAGTGGCGCCTTATTTTACGCTAAATCAACCCGACGTTTCCTACTGCTACAAAAAGCAGAAGGCAAACATTCCAGTACATGGGGGCTTGTTGGTGGCACCAACATAGAAGGCGAGTCAGCTTGGCAGGGTCTGCAACGAGAAATAGTTGAAGAAATAGGTCTTATGCCCGTTATTCTTAAAACAATTCCTCTAGAAACATTTGTATCTAATGATTCTATTTTTAACTTTCACACATATCTATGTGTTATAGACTCAGAATTTATTCCGACCCTTAGCAATGAACATTGTGGTTGGGCATGGGCAACAATAGATAAAGCCCCTAAGCCGTTACACCAGGGGCTTCGTAATAGTTTTAGTAGTAAAATTATTCGTACTAAACTTCAAACAGTTTTTGATCTAATTGATTTAGTTTGATTTAGCAATAATTTCAGCTAACTCGTCATTTGACAACTTCATAATAGCGTCAATACTATCAGCATAAGTTTTGATAATATTTGAACCATCAATTTCTACTATACATGGAAGTGTGGTTATGTTTAGATTTGCGGCTTCAGATGCTGAATCAACAGAAACTGTAACTCCACAAGTTTCTTTCCAGTTTTCAACAGTTTGTTTATCTTCGCCCTCTGCAAAAATTTTAATCATAATAGTGATCTCCTAATGTTATATTTATCTTTACCAGACCCAAGATACACAAGTATATCGAGTGCCGCTAGTTACTTCTAACACGCCATGGGGATACATAAAATTGCTTGGAAAAATTAATATAGAACCCTGCGGAATTTGTATTTTTTCCGAGTTCCACATAATAAAATCCCCACCTGTATAGCTATTGTTTAGCCCTGCTACTACTGATAATATAGGTATTCCGCTCGGCTGGCCGTTAAAAATGCTTTTAACATGGTCACAATGTAGAGCCATTTTAGTATCAACGTTGTATTTGTTAAATCTTAAATGCGAAAACCCTTCCCACCCATTAAACCATGGACTACATTTTGAAAAATCTTTAGTAATATATTGTCCAATTGCTAGCTGAAATATTTTTTGTAATTCAAAAAATTGTGGAATAACATCATATGTTACATATAGTTCTTTTTCTTTAGAATGAACACCCCTAGTAGGATCATAGAATGTGTGTTCTTCCCAGTTACACGCAGTCAAACTATTAACTATAGAGTTACATAAGTCTAAGTCAATGAAGTTATTATATACTTTTACGTAGTCTTTAATATTAGTAGGTATCATGATAATACAAAATTCATAGAAATACTGATCCTAATATCATTACTCATATTTAGTTCAACCATGTGTAAAAGGTTGGATCTAAATATAGTTACAGACCCCTCTTGGGCCGGAAATGCGTAAGTTTTATAGGAAGTGTAATTGTTACTATTTAATGGTAACGGGAACATGTCAGTGTCTGCTTCAAAACTTTTAAAAACTAAATTACCACAATTTTTTGGAGTTTTGAGATAGTACACAGCACTAAAATGATTGCCAGCATGAATATGATACTCCTGAAATGCCCCAGGAGGTGCTACATTGATCCAACTGTCAGTGACTTTAACAGTTTCAGTTTTTGCACCAAATTCTGTAGCAACAATAATTACTTGTTTTTTAATATCGTCAATTAATTCTGCAAAGATTGAGTCATTGATCATGTCATACTTGTTTAATGTAGTAAATGTATTACATCTCCAATTGCTAGTTGGAGGTAAAGTGTTTGCTAATTCTATAGCTTTATCAATATACAGTTGGTTTATCGCCGCAGTACGAGGAATACTCTCTGTATGAATAATAGTTGGAAACAAGTGATGGATCATGTTACTATATATCACAAATAAACTAGGGCAACACAATTTCAGATAACTATTGTATAAGCAATATTCAAGAAGGATTAATTATGGACGTACTAAGAGAAGTTACACCACTATTTGTAACGCCGATTGCAACGGCTAGAATTACAGGTTTTGATTTCCAAAAATATGCAGATGCTGTACTCAGCACTCTATCTACAGAACAACTTACTGATTTGTCAAAAATTGGTATAACATCGACCACTGATGATTTACATCTTCATCCAGCATTTAAAGAGTTAGTTGAGTTAATTGATGAAGAAGCTAGAGATTTTTTTGCAACAGAATTGGGTATAAGTCAAGATAGTTTAGAGATGAGTTGCATGTGGTCAAACGTTCAACTTGACGGTTGTAGACACCATGCCCACATACATCCAAATAGCTTCTATTCAGGAGTTTTATATTTAGACATTCCACCCGGTGATTTTGTAGACCCGGGTGTGTTATTCTTTGTTGATCCACGGCCTGCTAGACTAACACAACAGGCAGACCACAATAAATTTACAGTATTCACTGATCGATCGTATGGATTCAAACCACAAACTGGACTGCTATTGCTATTCCCAAGTTGGTTAGAGCACGGAACTGATGTTTGTAAAATTGGTCCGGGAAAACGTAGAATATCATTAAGTTTTAATTACTCATTAACAAAAGCATCTGGTCGTACTATGAAATTAAATTTTCATCAGGCAGTATAAAATGTCAGCTATTCATTTAGAAAATTTTGGTTATAGCTCAGGAACACTTCCTGAGTCGTTATTTGAAAAATTAAAGTTAGAAGCATTGATTGCTAAACAGGAACGATATGCCCATAAAAATCTAATGAATGAAATGGTTTCGGGGCTCAGTGGGCGCGGAGTTCCTAAGCACTATTATATTAAAGATAATTTACAAGAATTAAATGCGTTTGCATTGAATTTTTTTGTCAGTAACTATATGATAGATTTTCCACTATATTTAAAAACGTTTAGATCGTTATCACATAGTGTTCCAATTGAAGCACACGAGCCTTGGTTTAATATTCAAGAAAAACACGAATTTATTCCTGCACATACACATGACGGTATTGCATCGTATGTAATATGGATCGATATTCCTTATGATATCAAGGAAGAATTATCTGCAGGAGAACATGCTTCGACTTTTGCATTTATATATTCAACTGTTACTGGGGTACCGAGCAAAAAAACACTCCAAGTTGACAAATCATACGAGGGTAAGATTATAATGTTTCCATCAGCGTTACCACATACTGTCTATCCGTTTTATACTTCTGATGATTGTAGAATCTCTATCTCAGGAAATATACGATTTAATACAAGTAATAGTGGAATATAATGCCCGTTGAATATTGGTTCCCTACCCCCGTATACTATGCAACTGTAAATAATTTTGAGTTAATTCAAAATGAATTATCAACTGCATTAGACACTTTAAATCAAGAAAACGCATTTGCTAAAGCAACTCATTGGGGCAATGTTACGCATAGTGTTAGCGATCCAACATTTAAAGATAACGTAATTGATCGACTTAATTTAACAACATTCAGAGACGAAATATATTTGCATGTTATTGAATACATGCAGGGATTAAATTCTCAATGTCTAGCACGATTTAGAATAGCATCTTCTTGGTTTACCAATACTAAACCGGGACAATATACTCGTATACATTGTCACGGATATGCTGATATATCAGGTGTATATTATTTTAAAACAAACACCAAAGACGGATCATTAACGTTTGCATCGCCTAATTCAAGTTTAGCAACTACTATATTTGCAAAACTAACAGAAACTGTTAGCTATGAACCGGCAGAAGGTAAAATTATACTGTTTCCAGGATGGCTTAATCACAGTGTGAGCGAAAACGATACAGCTGATACCAGGATTAGTATATCATTTAATATATTTTTTGAAAGATAATATGTTTAGTATTAGTATCATTAATGAGGGTAATCAAGTGTCAGAAAAGTTTGTAAAAGCAAACTCTTTTGTTTTAGAAAAACATTCAAATAAATTTACCAAAAATGCTGATAAATCTCAACTACTAAAAGACTTATGGCTACTTGAGTACAAAGCCATTTTGAATAACACTTCTATAGAATTTGATAAAGATATAGATATGACTATGTTTTTATTAAGGTGGAGTTAGTTCACCCAAACAGTATTTGTTGGTACTATAATACCTAATTGTTTGGCTCGGTTTTTTGCATTTTCACTAGCATCTCCGCCTGAAAATATTTCAATTCCCGCTAATTGATCTAAAAATAAATCATGGGTTATAATAAAAAGTTCAACGTACGGACTCCATGCCGCATATATTCCAACGTTTCCTGGTTGATAGTAAATTTGCTCCCATGTATCTATATCACTAAATGATGGCAATCTAGTTGTGAGCCATTCTTCTTTGAGAGGCAAGCTCTGTGTTTGGTATGCAGTATCATCGGCCCAGGGCTGGATATCACTAGTTTTTTTAAAAATTGGCATGTGATATTTATTCAGGACTAAGTGTCTTGCTTTTTAAAAATCTTAAATAGTAGTATGCAATTGTTACCAACTGAAAAATTTAAAGTTATTGATAATTTTTTACCCAATGAAGAATTTATCCCTATTCGTAATACTATGATAGGAGATAACTTTCCTTGGTATTTTCAGCCGTTTGTAGCTGATAACACTGACAAAGATAAAACATTGCCGGCGTTTTATTTTGTTCATACGTTTTATAGTGCTGAATATCAATCACAAAGTCATCAGTTTGAGTTAATTAAACCGTTATTGGATCGTTTGAATATTAATAAGTTGATACGTATGAAAAGCAATTTGTATCCAAATCTTGGTAAAGACATAGTAAATGAGCCGCATGTGGATTTTCCGTTTGACCATGCCGGTGCAGTATTTTATATAAATTCTAATAACGGATTTACCGTACTTGATGACGGTACTAAAGTTGCATCGGTGGAGAATAGATTGTTAATTTTTAATTCTAGTTTGCCGCATCAAAGTACCCACTGTACTGATCAAAAAGTAAGAATCAATATTAATTTAAATTATTTTTAAAATGCCTAAAATAGACTTTATACCCAATAGTGAATTAACATCGGCAATTATTGATCCGCCTGTACCAGCTTCTAAAATAGTACCAGAGTGGTTTAAACGGATGACCACAGCAATTAATAAAAATAATGCTCATAGGAATCCAGATAACACTTCTAATAAAACAGTAAAAGCGTGTGTACCATTTATCGACGCATTGACTACTGGATACATGATTACGCTTCCCTGCGATGTTGTGTTTGTGGATCCTGCAAAGTACGGAGTTCGTGTATTATGGGACGTATCATGGCAAGTGCTAGAGGTGCATTCGCCAGGGCAAGCGGCTGGTATGCCAGTCATTGACGGCTACGGTGATGAAATTTTAAAATGGACTGCAATGTGGTCTATTAAGCCCCCTAACGGGTATAGCTTGTTGTTTACTCATCCTCTTAATCAATTTGACTTACCATTCTTTACACTTAGTGGTGTAGTAGATTCAGATGCATACGATGCTCCTGTAAGTTTACCTTTTTTAGTTAAGAATAATTTCATGGGTAAGATACCAAAAGGCACTCCCATTGCGCAGGTCATCCCCATTAAGCGAGAGTCATGGACATCGTCTATTAAAAAATTCAATATTAAGAAAAGTTTTTCAATAGAAAGTTTGCGTACAGTTATGGATAGTTCATATCGTCTAAGATGGTGGAATAAAAAAAATTATAATTAAGGATAGATAGTATGAAATTTGATTGGTATCATTTTAAAAAATGTTATACTGAAGAGCAATGTCGTGAAATATCGGATTGTATTAAAAATTCTCCTATTGCGGGGGAAGACTCTCCTGCCCACGGTGTTACAAAAACAGCTATAGTACGCCGCACAAATTGGCAATATGTAAAACCTCTATTGACTAAGTTAGAAGATTTAGTGCATTATGTCAACAAGGAACATTTTGGTTTTGACATTTATAAACTGTCTGATTACGATACAATAAATCATAACATATATAATGACTTCAATGACGGGCAATACGGCTGGCACAAAGATGCGGCCTTGGGAGAAATGTACGATTTAAAACTAACAGTGATAGTGAATATTTCAACCACTCCGTACAAAGGCGGAAACTTTGAAATCTATACTAATAAACCCTGTCACATTGAGGAACTAGATTATCCCGGATCTGTTTTAATATTTCCAGCTTTTCAAAATCACAGGGTGAATCCAGTTACCCAGGGCACTAGAGAAACGTTATCTTTTTGGATGCCGGGACCTCTTTTCAAATAATATTATGGAACTAACAGAAAACAAGTATCTTGTTGTTAAAAATGCTGTATCCGAAGACGTGTGTAAGATACTGGCAAAAGAATTTAAATTGTTAGAGGACATGGCTCACAAATTAAAATTGCCACGTGGATTTGGTACAGATGATCCAGTATCAGCCACTGATAGTTTTCCATATAACGACGGACTAATTAAAAATTCTTTTTCATGGTACAGTCCTCTTGGATTCGAAGCGTTATCCGAAGTGATTATAAAGGCTGAAGTAGAAAATGCCGTGGGAGCAGAAGTATATCCCACATATTCATATGCAAGAATTTATTACAATGGCGCTTCTATGATAAAACACACTGACAGAGCCGCTAGCGACTTTGTAGTATCTTGTTGTATATCTATAGATGACACGGCTGCTCCTTGGCCTATAGGGTTTATAGATAATAATAACACTCCTGTTTTAGTGGAACAAGAGCCGGGCGATATTGTCATTTACAAAGGAAATGAAATAGCACATTGGAGGGACACATATTCCGGCACTGAACAAATACAATGTTTTCTTTCATATGTTTTAAAGAATGGCCCAAAGGCAGGGCTACGATATGACACAAGGCCTGCTCTTGGTATGCCCTGGAATACTCGTGCGTTGACTAATATTGAGCAAGATAAAATATTTTTAGGAAACAACACTAAATGATTAATGTATACTGGGCCTGCATAGAAAACGAATGGATGAGAGCATCTGCTCCTGAATCTGTAGCGTCTTTATTTTATAAAGATCGAAAATTTGATAAAAATTTACCAGATGTAAATATGCATCACTGTCCGTCTTTTAATCAACATATGGAAAATATGTTTGCTCTAAGATCAATTTATTCTTATAAATTTGAAATAAGAGATAATAATGTTGGAACTGGTGATTACGATCAGCAGTTTTTTGAAAGGCATGTTAATATTAAATCTATTGAAAAGAAACTGTTCTCGTTTCAGCAATCGTTTATTTTCTTTACTGATGAGGAATCGTTGCCTGTTACTATGAGCTTACCTCCGTATTTTGAAGATAATAACATTACAGATCGATGTGTTGTTATACCAGGAGAATTAAATATTGGAAAATGGTTTAGAAATACAGATCTTGCTTTTTATCTTAAAAGAAATTATAATGAATTTTGTATTGAAGAAGGTGAAATTTATTGCTATATGAAATTTCACACAGATCAAAAAATTAACTTTATACAATATAGGCAAACAGATAAACTAAACAATTTGTTATTAGATGTTGTTAGATCAAAAAACAATAAGAAAAAAGTGTTTTCAATAGAAAAATTTTATTCATTGTTTAATACAAAAAAAATGATACTGAAAGAGATCAAGGAAAATTTATTAAATGAATGAGCTAGTGCCATTTAGTACAAGTATTTGGACTGATAATTTAATATTCGATGTTTACGGTGATATTATTGAGATTAAAAAATCAGTTGGTACTAGGCTGGTTAGCAATATGGGAGGCTGGCAAAGTCCTAGCTATCAGGCAGCCGACTATGATTTTGTAAAACCTTTGATAAACGAAATAAGTCAACGGTTAGTCGGCATATATCATCAGTACGGTATTGCACACACTCCTATATTATTAAATTATTGGTTTAATGTAAATCAACAACACGATTATAACATACTACATCGTCATCCAAGATCTAGATTTTCAGCAGTGTATTATGTTAAAGCTCCCGAAGAGTGTGGCAACATAGTTTTTAAAAGGCCAGATTTACTATGCGATTATATAGACGCAGATATTGCCAATCATCGAAATAGTCAATACTATTATGTTAAATCTACAGAACATAAATTAGTTATATTTCCTGCGTATCTTGAGCATCAAGTAGAACAAAATCAGTCTACACAAGATAGAGTTAGTATAGCATTTAATTTTGATTAGATTATGACTATACAATTAACAGATTTAATATTCCGTAAAGCTAACGCTCTTTCTCAAGACGAGTGTGAATTTCTTATTGCTGAACACAAAAAATTAAATGATCAATTAGAATTAGAACATTGTCCTGATGCTAACACTGGAGTAGACACATGGAGCAGTTATCAACGAGTTATATTAAAAACAAACACTGAAGCTCGCAATTTAGTTTTTCAAAAAACTGAATCAATGATTAATGACTACATGGATTATTTAGATGGCTTTGGGGCTTTTCATAGATTAGTTCGTGAAAGTATGCTTTATAGTCATATGTACAGATTATTAAGATACTTGCCCGGAGAAAAGATTCATCCTCACACTGATCACGATCCGTTTATCTATGGTAGTTGTACATTTAATTTAAATGATACCTACACAGGCGGAGATTTTGTATTCTGGAAGGGCAAACATCGTGTTAAGTTGAAGGCAGGTGAAGCTATGATTTGGCCTGCAGATTATTTCTGGGTACACGAAGTTGAACCAGTAATTACAGGGGTTAGGTATAGTACTAATAGTTTTTTAATGAGTATACCTGACCCAGTTAAACAGTTGACTATGGAAAACATCGCAAATTTAAAAAATACGCACGATTATAAAGTATTCGATAGTATTGAAAAATATAATATAAAAAATAATCCCTTGGAGTAATTATGTTAAATGTAAAAAATATTGTAATTGTAGGTGGTGGATCAGCAGGGTGGATGAGTGCGGCATTTTTAATAAAAACATTCCCTAACATGAACATCACTGTTATTGAAAGCCCAGACCATCCAACGGTTGGTGTGGGAGAATCTACCTTTGTATCAATTGCACAGTTTAGAGATTATTTAGGTATCAAAGACGAGGACTTCATGTCTGCCTGCGATGCATCTTATAAAATGAGCGTGAAATTTACAGACTTTTACGATGTTGGCGGTCACTCGTTTCATTACCCGTTTAGGACACCCGACATAGAAGGTACACAAAACGGTCTAGCTGATTGGTTAGAAATTAAAGCATGTTATCCAGATTTAGACGTTAATGACTTTGCTAGGTCGTACTTTCCGTCTGCGGCATTATACGAAAATAATAAATTTGTAGGTTCCCATCAAGGTGAGTTTGGTAACTGGAATAAACAAACCGATGTGTCCTATCACTTTGATGCTACTAAATTTGGATTGTATCTTAAAAATAACTACTGTTTGCATCGAGGTGTTAAGTTGTTATCAACAACTGTGCAAGATATATCATCAGACGATACCGGAATTACCGGATTGACATTAACAAACGGTGATATTATTACGGCCGATTTGTATGTTGATTGCACTGGGTTCAAGAGTATGTTACTGAGCGGCGAATTAAAAGAGCCGTTTACACCTTATTCTGATATATTATTAAATGATAGTGCCTGGGCCGTGCGAGTTCCGTATATTGATAAAGAACGCGAGTTGGAGCCATTTACTAATAGCACAGCCTTAAACAATGGTTGGGCATGGAACATTCCAACATGGAGTCGTATTGGAACTGGATACGTGTATTCTAGTAAATTTATTAGCAAAGAAGATGCTTTAGAAGAATTTAAAAACTATCTGTGTTCTGATAAGATGATAATCCCACGCTCTCGAGAGCAGGTCGATGCATTGGAGTTTCAACATATACCAATGCGTATAGGTTTACATAAACGCACATGGGTTAAGAACTGTGTTGCGTTAGGACTTGCCGCAGGGTTCATTGAGCCATTAGAAGGCAATGGTTTGATGTCCGTTATGGTGTTTGTACAATACCTAGCTAAATCTCTATTAAAAGGCAAGGTAACAAAACTTGATATAGATACATATAACTCAGTGACTTCTAGTCTATTTAAAGACTTGGCAGAATTTATAGCTATGCATTATGCATTTAGCGTAAGAGATGACACCCCTTACTGGAGGGCAATATCTGAAATAACGTTTTCAGCAGACCTAGGATGTGGTGATGCCTATCCATTTTCCAAGGCGGCGCCTGCAAGTTTTGGGGCAACATTTTTAGATTTCCAGTTTAGAAAAATGTTAAACAGATTAACTCCCCCAGAAAACGGAGTTACTTACATTTCTGTTGGTATGAATCATTCTGTGTTTAACCGAGTGGATCAACAACATGCGATTAATGGCAGAGACATTAGGCCTTATATTGATAGCTTAATAAGAACTTTTAATATAAAGAAAGCCAACTGGGAGAAAGCTGCCAGTAATGCTCCTACACTATACAAATATCTTTTAGAGAATATTTACAAATGAAGCCATCAAAACAATATCCAGGTTCTATATACGTATATGACAATGTATGGGATGATCCGCAATCTACTATTGATTTAATAGAATCTGAGTGTGATAGTAATACAATGCATTGGGAAAAAGCTGGTGTAAATAATAGCCACTTTGGTTCTAATATTGATAATTCTTATCAAGGAATTAGTGAAAGAACTAATTTGCATACTGGTCTAACTTACTTTGCTGAAAAAGGTAATCGTGTAGCGCAACAGCTACATAATAAGGTTTGTAATTTATTGGTAGATGTTGCTGAGTCATATATGTATGATCATAGATTATTAGGAGCAGTGCCTTACTCCCATGAATTTTATTCAGTTTTAAAATATTCAGATAGTCAAAAATTTGATGCTCATGTTGACGGCATGCCGGGTAGTAATCGATTTATAAGTTGTATCCTGTACTTAAATGATAATTATGTAGGCGGAGAACTAGAATTCATAAATTATGATCTAAAATTAAAGATGCCTGCAGGATCTCTTGTTATTTTTCCTTCTGGTTTTTCACATGCCCATAGAGCTTATCCTGTAACTAGCGGAACAAAGTATGCTATAGTTACTTGGTTGTATTATTTGAATCAGGATACAAAATGAAAATTGCTGTCATTGGAGTTGGTACTGCGGGTCTTACAAGTTTATCTCATTGCCTAGCATGGTTGCCAAAAGAATACACAGTGTATTCAATATACGATCCTTCTACGCCAATATTGGGTATAGGTGAGAGCACTGGTACTGCTATTCCGCAAACACTATATCAAGGTGCTCGATTTACATTACTTAGAGATGCAGGAGAACTAGATGCGACTGTTAAACACGGAGTAAAGTATACTGGATGGCGAGAGCACGATTTTTATAGTAATATTGTTCCGCCGCATCAGGCCATGCATTTTAATAACTTTAAATTAAAAGAATTTTGTTTTAAAAGATTTCAAGAAATACATGGTAATAGATTCCAAGAAATACATACAAAGATATTAGATATTGATCAGGATGACAATTCGGCCATTGTAGTTACTGATACTGAACAATTAAAATTTGACTATATCATAGATTGCAGGGGCTATCCGGATGACTATACAGATTACAACTTATCTAACTATATTCCAGTTAATCATTGCCTAGTAAATATGGTTCCAGAGCCCGGTAATTGGAATTATACCTATCATATAGCACATAGAAATGGTTGGATGTTTGGGATTCCGTTGCAAACTAGACAGGGGTTTGGCTATCTGTATAATGACACTATTACAGAAAAAGAAGATGCCATTGATGATATAGCAGAAAGGTTTAAAACAAAACCCCAAGATTTAAATCTTAGAGAATTTAAATTTAAAAATTATTCTGCTAAGAAATTTATCGACGGTCGAATTATAAAGAATGGAAACCGTGCGGTATTTTTTGAACCAATTGAAGCACTATCTGGATGGTTTTATGATAGGGTCATGCGTTATTTCATAGATAGAGTATTATTCAATGCCAGAGAGGATTACTTAAATCAACTGTTAACTGACACTGCAAACGACTATGAAAGTTTTATTTGTTACATCTATCACGGAGGGTCGGTTTACAATTCTAAATTTTGGGATATTACTGTAGAAAAGTCCTGTGAAAAATTAAAAAATGACAACCGATTTAACGAATTTATTAGTCAGTTAAAGGATATATACAAGTCCAAGGAACAACCGCCTATATCAACAAACACAGCTATAGGCGTATTTGCAATAAGTAATTGGGAAGATTTTGATAAAAATTTAGGCTATCATTATTTTACCCCAACAACACAATCTAAATGGTAAACATATTATGAAAATAGTTATAGTAGGTGGCGGGTCAGCTGGCTGGATGAGCGCCGCAATGTTAATAAAAGAATATCCAACACACGATGTTACTGTTATCGAAAGCCCAGATATTCCAATTGTTGGTGTTGGTGAAAGTACTATTAATGGTCTAAGACAGTTTTGCAATTATTTAGAGATAGATGAGTCTCACTTTTTAAAGTTTACTGATGGATCTTATAAGCTATCAATTAAATTTACTGATTTTTATAAAAAAGGTGACGGAGGCTTTTTATATCCTTTTGGTTTTGCACAGACCAAAGGAACGCTGTTTGGCCTTAACGATTGGCTTATTAAAAAATATGCTTATCCAGAAACTCCGGTTACTGATTTTGCGGAATGTTTCTCGCCGCAAGCTGTGATGTGCAAAAATAATAAGTTTTTTAAGAATCCCAATTGTTCTATAATGAGTGAATATGATTCTGATCTAGGCCTGGCGTATCATTTTGATGCTGTTAAATTTGGGGCTTGGTTACGAGACGAGTATTCTGTGCCAAGGGGTGTTAAGCATATTGCCGATACTGTTACTACTATAGATTCTAGTGAATCTAATATAACAGAGTTAACACTTGGTAATGGTCAAAAAATTACAGCAGATTTATTTGTTGACTGTACTGGATTTAAGAGTCTATTAATGGCGCAGACATTGAAAGAACCTTTTATCAGTTATTCTGATATGCTACCTAATAATAAGGCTTGGGCAACGCAATTGCCGTATAAAGAAAAAGAACGGGAACTAGAACCATTTACCAATTGCACTGCTATCAACAACGGCTGGGCATGGAATATTCCGTTGTGGAGTCGTATTGGAACTGGATATGTATATTCCGATAAATTTATCAGCAAAGAAGATGCGTTAGAAGAATTTAAACAATATTTGCAGTCGGATAAAATGGTTGTGCCGCGCACTAAAGAAGAAGTTGATACTCTAAAATTCAAAGAACTTACTATGCGTGTTGGCATTCATAAAAGAACATGGGTCGGAAACTGTGTAGCTATCGGACTTGCCGCGGGTTTTATTGAACCTTTGGAAAGTAACGGATTGTATACCATACATCAGTTCTTATTTGAATTAATCCGTGCGCTATCTAGAGGGGCGCCTACTGAGTGGGACAAGAGTGCATATAACTATGCTACTTTCAAACAATTTAATGAATTCGCTGAATTTGTAGCAATTCACTATTCTTTAAGTAGACGCGACGATACTGAATACTGGCGGGCATCGATGCGTAAAGATTATTTTTCTACAGCTAAAAAGTCACCGTCTACATTTGATCAAATAATAGATAACAGAGCATTTACGCATGTATCTTCAACATCTGGCGGATACTCTTGGATCCAAGCAGGTATGAATTATTTTCCATTAGATCATATTGATGCTAGATTAGGAGAGATGGAAACACCTGCTGACTATAAAACATTTTATAGTAATCAAATTAAGTATTTAGAAGATAGAAAAAAATACTGGGAATCGATAATTGATTCTCAGCCTACACTATTTGAATATTTAAGAGATAATGTTTATGCGTAGAGCCACATCTTTTCTGGCTCTACCCAAGTCTTATAAAACTTAGCATAGCGCAATATTCCCAATTGATCCATTCGTTGGATTAATCTTTGCTGAGCTCCGGCACCGTAATAGTATTCAAATTCAAATAATCGAGGGACTATCTCAAACCCTCGATTTTCTCTATGAAAGTTTGTTTCTCTACGAAGTATATAAAATTCTCCGTATGGATCCCATGCCGCATAAACTCCATACTCCCAAGGCTCGCATATTTTTTCCCAAAGATACACGTCTTCAATATGCATTTCTCGCTCATAATCCCACTCTACCTTTGGTGGAAGGACAACAGTATCCGAATCAAGCCAGTTAGGATCAAAATATTCTCCTGACCCTGTTAAAATATGTTCTGTTTTTAAAAAACTGGCTATCATATTAGTTAGGATATACAATTACCACGCGACCGTTGTTGCCGCCGCCGCTTACTCCACCGCCAACTCCGCCTGAGCTGCCATAGAATGCACTGCCAGTATTAGGAACTGTACGAGCAACTGCCGCGGTTAACGTAACTGTACTTGCGCCGTTGCCTGCGAAACCAGAGCCACCACCGCCGCCACCCATTGCGTTTGGCTCAATATATCCACCACCGCCTCCGCCATAGTAGCCACCACCGCCACCGCCGCCGTGTGGGCTTGTAGATCCGCCTTGTAGCTGGCCACCGGCTTGACCTTGGCCGTTGCCACCACCACCGCCACCGCCTTGTGTACCGCCACCGCCTTGACCACCTTGGTATGGACTGTATCCAGCTTCTCCTGAAGATCCGCCACCACCGCCACCGTTATTACCTTCGCCGGCACGTGAAGCACCGCCACCGCCACCGCCGCCTGCAAGGACTGCGGCATTACCAAATGCATAACTGTTATTAACAAACAAGCCGCTTAGTCCACCGCCTGAGCCATTGCCCCAACTTGTACCATTGCCGCCGCCGCCTGCTGGAGAGTTTTGATTTCCACTAGCACCGCCACCTCCACCAACTGTAACGTTGAGTGTGGCACCACCGTTGACGTTTAAAGTGCCTTGTGCAAATCCACCTGCACCGCCTGGAGCTCCATATTGCCAACCGATTGGAGCCGCGCCACCACCGCCGGCACCCCATACATAGCCTGTTGCGGCTACAAATGATTGTGCTAGATTCATAGTAGACCCGTGATTAGCATGACGATCTCTTACCATAAGTTCATGATGTCCTGGGGTAAGGAATTCGTGTATGCGATATCCACCGGCGGTGTAAACTCGATCACCGCCAGTTATTTCAAATCTTTTTTCAACGTCAGTCTTTGCTGTGTTGTAATTTCCACGTATACTTTTAATGAATGGCATTTTTTTTCCTTATTTCTCTTAGTTAGCTCTGAATGTACCAGCAGTATTACCTGCGGTAGTATAGGTTATCGTAGTATTTTGTCCAACAACTAGTAGTGTACCACCTGTTTGTGTACCACTACCGTTTGTTGTACCAGCGATCACACTCCACGAATCAGATAATCGTTTTCTCAATGTGATTTCTTCTCCCAGTGCCAATGCACCACTTTTGCTTAGTGTCACGCCGCCTGCGGCAGCTAGTGTAACAACTTGACTGCTGATGTTACATAGGTATAATATAGTGCCAATTGGAAAACCAACTGTGGCATTGCTAGGTACTGTTACTGTGGCAGCGGCACTAGGGTTCATAGTAACAGCACGATCTCTATCTGCTAGAACAAATTGGTATGTTGTTCCTGTTTGTAAATTTTCCGGTCTTAATGAGTTAATTGTTCCGGCAACTACTAGGTTATTTGTACTTGGGTTAAACGTTATACCATTACTTGCAATGTTAGCAGTACTTAATTGGCCAGTGGTTGTGCTGTTAAACACTGGATAGAATGTTGCGTTTGTAGTTGTTTCAGTTATTGATGGACTAACGTTGGCCCAGCTTAATGCGCCGCCGGTGGTTGATGTCAATGCAAATCCGTTTGTACCGGGTGCTGCCGCTGGAAATGTATAAGTTGCTGAGCCTGCTGTTGCAGCCGCAACAAGTTTGACTGATCCGCTTGTAGTTCCAGCAAGTGATAATATTCCGCCAACTGTAACTGTAGTAGCACTTGTTGTGGCTCCTAAGTTAATTGCAGTTGTTGATCCAGCTCCGCCGGAGTTGGCAATGTTAACTGTGGTTGTATTTCCTGAAGCTGTTGCGCCACCAACAATAGTAGTTGTACTGGCCAATGTGCTGTTATAACCAATAGTTGCACTTGTGGCTCCGGTGAACGCATTAATTGTAGTAGGTCCGTTAACTATGTTAGCTGATGTCAACGGATTAGTGATGTCTCCACTAAATGCGCCAGTAGTTGCTGTCAACGGTCCGCCACCATCAAATGCTGTAATCCAGTTAATACCGTCACTATACAATGTTAATGTACTTGCCGCAGGTATTGCTTGAGTTGATAGTCCGCTAGATCCAGGACCTCTAAAGGTGCCGCTTCCGCCGCTAGTTAAAGTAATTGTTCCAGTGGCACTATTATAAAATGTCTGCGATTGTCCAGAGAACAATGCAGGATCGCCAATAGTTACACCATATGTGGTTCCTGTAAATTTTGTAAATTGTCCCGCAATTGGTGTTGTCAGCGTGTCGACGGTTGCCGCCGCTACTGAAGCTGTTGGGGTTACTGAATTATAACGTGCCATGGTTGTCCTCTCTTATAGTTCTAATTAACTTGTACTTGTTTCAATACCGTAGATATTAACGTTTATAGTGGCAGTTGAAGCATATACAGTAATATACTTTGCACCACTGGTACTACTTAATACCAATCCTGTACGTTCAAATACACCGCCAGGTGCAACAACAGTACCAAATTCAATTGCTTCACTAGGTACTAGTGAACCTGTTGGTGAGCCTGCGGTACCTAAGCTAGTACCTACATACAAACGAATGCTTGCCGCTGTTGTAGTGCTGGTATTAGTAAAGCTAACGTTACATACTGTATATGTATTGTTAGGTACCATGTAGGTAGTAGTAGCTGTAGTTGCTGCCAGTGTACCTGTAAATAAAATTCCTGTTGCCATTTTTGTTTCTCCAAATATTTATGTTTATCGTTGTCCAAAGAATGCAAGAGCAACAGGTGCCCCGTCAATTCCGCCTGCAAATGTCATCTTACTTGTTACTAAGATTTGTGTATTGTTTGTATTACTTATCGTATTTCCAGCAATATAAATCTGTCCCGAAGTTATTGTATTTACGTTCAGTGAGCTCTGTCCGCCACCAATTTGGGCTGTAATAAACGCCTTAATTGCTTTCTGTGTTGGTACAACTGCATCACTGTTAGCTGTAAAGTACGGATCTGTACTAAATTGTGTAATTGTAGCTGATCCAACTCCTAAACTAACTGATCCAAGTGTCAAACTCTGTAGTCCTGACAAGTTAAACGCACTAGCGTTCAATGTAGCAGTACCAGTACTCTGTTGAACTCCAAACAAGTTACCAACGTTAAAGTTACCGTCTTGGTCAGTTGAAGTAAAGAACACTCGACCACCACCAACAAATAACTGCTGGTTAGCTGCCACAGCTCTAGTAGCGTCAACATACGGATAGTTTGTTGCAGAGAAACCGCCAGTACCAATGTACAAGAAGTCATGTCCAGTTAAACGAACGTTACTGTATTGTAAGTTAGTTGTAATCAAATCATTATGTGCAGGTGCTAGTAATGTTGATATTCCAGGGTTAATTTGGAATGTAGCAGTATAGTTACCTGCAATACCAAGAATGTTGGTTACGTTAACTAATTTGTACCAACGGCTTGTTCCAAGAATACTGTTAAACACCACATTACAACCTGCTTTTGGTATTTGATACAATCCGCTTACGTTGACATACGTACCTATCTGATACAAGTCAGCATAACCGTCACCTAGATAACTTGCTGTAGCTGTAGTATTAGCAATACCGCGATGAGCAAAACTTGGGTTACCAAGTGCTCCGTTACCAATACGTGCCACTAACGGTGCTGTATTAACCTTGTTAGGATCTGTTTGACTAATAGCTGGGCCTGCAAAATATGTCATTCCGCTTATTGTTGCGGCAGTTAATGCAATTACCGTTCCGCCAGCAGTTGCTGAAATTTGGAATGTGTTTGCAGTAGGTGTGCCTTTAACAAAATAATATGTTCCAGTAGTAATTCCACCTGCACTAGTGCCGTTGAATACAATTGGTTGATTTGCTGACAAGTTAATAATGCTATCAACTGTAATTGTGCCGCCACTTGCGGTACTTGTTGATGCAACATTGCCACGAGCAAAGCCACTACCTGGTTCAATCATTCTAACTTCACTAACTTGATTGTTAACTACTCTAACACGTCCTGATGGTGTTGCGCCTGCATAAATTCTAGCGGCTATTTTTCCACTAGTGTTAGATACTGACACCCATGTTGGAACTGCACCAAGTGTTGCATTTTGTGGATTACCAAATGCTAATCCAGTCCAGTTACTTGAACTTGGCATGCCGGTTGCATAGTAGGTCCAGTTGACTCCGTCTGGACTAGTTGCTACCGCTTGACTCGAAGTTGCAACGGCAATAAACAAGCCCTGACCGTAACTAATATTACTCCATGTTGTTACGCCGTTAGCAAGTAATGGATTGTTCAATGTTACTGTCCATGTATTATTTGCCGCATTTGACGGAGTAATTGTCCAATTTTTTGTTTGCCAGTTAATAGTATAATTTATAGTACCGTCGCTAGCTAATGCTACAAATCTGCCATTACCGTAGGCAATATCTACCCAAGTTTTATTTGATAGTGACGCACCAGCGTACCATTTTGTTGGATCTGCCGCTGTAAATGTACTTACTGTACTTGATGCTCCGCCAATCGCACAGAACACACCAGCACCATAGGCTATTGCACTATATCCCTGACCGCTTGTTGTAATGTTAGTTGATTGATCTGACCATGTTGTAGATCCTAAACTACTTACAGTTCCAGGATAGTATGATACTGCTACTGCTGAGCTTGTTCCGCCTACGGCTATGTATAAGTTATTACCATACACTAACGATCTTAAGTTTGTTTTACCTGTTGTACTTGCAGTAGCACTCCATGTTGCACCCTGGTCTATACTGTATGCCGCACTGTTTGTGGCAGTACTAATAGCCATAAATGCCGCGTTAGCATCTGTTACTGTTACTGTTGGAGTTGTTGTATAACCGTAACCTGTCTGCGATATAGTATAACTAATCACCCCATATCCTGCGGCATTAGTATTTGTTGTAGCTGTTGCTACTGGTAAACTACCAACATAGGTTAACGCAACACCATATGTGCCGCTTGCTCCTGTGCCACTTGCAGTACGTCTTGTAAGATCACCATAAACTGAATTAGTGAATGTTGGCTTTGTTGCACTAAATGTGCCACTTCCGCCTGCTAGGTAATAGTTAGTCATGTTAGGCGATACTGCTGTATCGACTGCCGAGTAGTAAGAACCAGATGTTGCGGCTCCGCCGTTAGCCCAACCTGTTGCTGTAAACGGAGGTGCAATAGTTACTATAGGAGCTGTATAATATCCGCTGCCATATGTTACCGGTGTAATGCTTGATAAACTACTTGTAACTGCGGTAATAGTTGGACTTGCATACAAACTACCAGTAATTATCATGTCAACGGCCTGAATTTGTCCGTTTAGTACGCGAGCAACGGCAGTTGCGCCAGCACCAGTTGCATCAGTAATTACAATAGTTGGTGGTGTTGCATAATTGTATCCGCCGTTTACTACAGTAACTCCAATGATTTGACCTGCTGTATTTCCAGTGCCAATGACTGCTGTTAGTATAGCACCGGATCCGTTAATACCACCAACTACTGCTGTAGCTGTTGCATTTTGACCTCCGCCATATACAATACTTCTCCAACTAGAACTTGCGTCTGTTGGTAGTGCGCCGCCTGCGGCCCATGTGATTCCGTCTGTAGTAGTTGCTGTACTAGCAACTCCAGTTGCACTAGATGTAGCAACAAACTTGCCTTGGCCGTATGCTAGGCCGGCCCAAGTTGTAGTCACTGCCGCTGTCATTGTGATCGCTGTGCTTGTGAATCCCGGTGCAGTATAAGACAATGCTGGTTCAATAATGTATGCTGATGTAGCATCTAATATTGGTTGTATTGTCTTACCTGCAACAACGTGATCCCAGCCTGCTTCGTATACTGGTACACTAATTGTTCCAGTAATTGCGGTACTTGCTAAGTTTTGACTTACACTTACGACCCAAGTTGACCCTGCGCCACTACCGCTAATATTAGCAACAACATAAGTGTTAGGCAATATTGATCCGCCTGTTAATAACATACCTGGATAAATTACACCCGATGTCAATGTTCCAACAGTTAGTGTAGTTCCAATAATAATTGATGCAGCCGTTACTGCTGGAGTTGCACTGGTTGCAGTTAATGTAATATTGGTGCCGGCTTGTGCGTTCGCCAATGTTGTAGAAAGTCTAAATGTTGTACTAGTAAAACTTGTTGTACTTACATAGTACACTGTTGGCAAATATGTTGTCTGAGCACCTGAACCATTTATACTTAGCCCACCAATCGGTGCTCCCATATATATTGGTTGTCCAACATACATAGTTGCTGTACTGGCCACAGTGAATACTGTAGTGTTATTAGTTGTAATTGTTAGCGTAGCAAAATTTGGACGGATAATGCTAGCATACTTGTCGCTTTGTCTATATGCAATTATGTTGGCAAATTGTCCAACAGCAGTTCCGCCGGTAATTTGAATTCTCATGCCAACGTATGCTGAACTTAACTGGATATCAGAGTTAGCAATAGTAACAGATCCAACTGCTCCCGTCTGTGCTACGTTTGATGCTGTTAAGTAGTTGCTTCCGCCAACACCTTGACCGTTGTTTAGGTCAACTAAGCGTGTTTCAAATACAGCCGCATCACGGAACTCGTCTTGAATTGTTACAATATTATATCCAGAACCGTTAACTGTTGGGATTGCATTTGTATAATGACTTCCTGCGTTTGCATATTCTATACGATAAATTTCATCTATACTATCAGTCACTACGTTTGTAATGTACGCTGGATTAGCACGGTTATTTAATCTACCATAGATTGGAGTTTCAAAATTATCAATGCCTTCAGCAATAACACCGTATGTACCATATGAACTGTTACCGTTAGTAGCACGGATACGTCCACCGTATTCTGCCATGTAACCTGCGTATGAATAGTATGCAAATACAGAAACAAGTTCTGTTAGTGCATTAGATCCGGTACACCATACACCAAATCCGTCACTGATAATAGTGGTATAATCGTTAGCAACGATAGATTTGTTACCACCACTGTGTAGTGCCGCATCAATTTTCATACCTGAGCAACCTGCTCCAAACAATGTTAAGTTTTGTGTATATGGAGAGCGGAAGCTAATCCACGCATTGGCATCGTTTGGTCCAAATCCTGCGTCAAGACTTGAGTACGATCCTGCTGTTGGGCGCTTGGTTCCAAGTGCATTAGGTAATGTCATTGCACCATTCATACCGTTCAACGTCATATTTCTTAAACCAGACCCGTTGCGTAGATGGAACAAGTCTGTTACAGTCGCGCCGTTAACTGCTGATAAGTAAATTCTTACAGCTCTTGATGATTTGTAGTTACCAGTTAATCCTAAGTCGTAGACAAGTGCATCAAGATACATGTTAGCATCACGAATACACTTTTCTGGCTTCATGTAGTAACTTACAATCATTGACCCTGTTCCGCCCACTAGTGTTTTGGCAACTTGAGTTCCTTTTCCAGGAGGTGTTATAGTAAGAGATAAAGTTGTTGTTGTTGGTGTTGTCAAGACCCAATATACTGTTCCAATTATAATATTGGCATCAAAACTTGTTCCGCTGAATACTACCGGATCTCCAACAGTTAAGTTGTGTGCGGCTGAACATGTAATTTGTCCTTGAACTCCGCTAGCTGTTGTTGTTACTGTTCCTCTGTACTGTGATAAAACATAAGCAACCATTTCATTGGCCAAGAATGTTTTATTAGCACGTATAATTTCAGCGCCTTGTATTGTGGCCAATGTGTTATTATAACCGCTGGCCATGCTGTAAGATCCTGTTGGATTGTTCCAAGGCTGGATAGTACCGTTGGTATTTTTATCGCAAATACCTTGATTTATTGGCATACCTGCTGAAGCGGTAGCTGATAATCCAGTTACAGTATTGGTGATTGCAAATGCTGTACCACTCTTAAAACTTTCAGTAACTGTAATTGTAGTGCCTGCGGCAGGATAAGTGCCAGCTGTTACACTATTAATCCAATACTGTGTTCCATTTACTAGGCCGCCTGCGGCATTGAAGGTTGCAGTTAATGACAAACTAGTAGCATTAGTTAATACCAATGCTGTTCCGTCTAATGTTGCGGCAATGGTAATTGCACTTGCACTTGCAGTTTTAACATAGTAAACTTTGTTAGCTATAATACTAGCAGTAGTGCCATTGCCTGGAGGCGTAAAACCGGTAAACCAAACTTCTTGTCCAACTACTACTCCGAGCGATGCTACAGTTGCACCTAAAGTAATACTACTACTTGAAATAGTAGTTGCTGTTGTGGTAATATTTGCCGGTAATCCTGTAAATACGATCGGCATGTTAACTAACATATTAGCATTAGTTGACACTGTGATTAAGTTTGTACTTGTTGTTACAGCGGATACTGGAATAGTTGTTCCACTAGCTGTAATATCTGTTGTCAAACCAAGTCCGCCGTAAATACCATAAACAACCGCAGTCATTGCACCAGTAGCAGTACCGCTAATAGCAAATACTGAACCAAGATAGGTAGTGCTAATCGTAAATTGAGTCGAACTCAATACTTGTTTAATATAATATGTGCCAGCTGTCAGATTGCCTAGTAACGGTCCAGTAATTGTGATAGTTAGTCCAGGAACAAAACCGCTAGTAGTACCAGCTGTAATTATGTTATTATATGTGGTTCCATTTAATACAACACTAGTAGTTACGCTGATAATACTTGTAGTTGTTGTAGCGGCTGACTGGTTATAGTTTAGCAACCAATTAGTACCACTACCAGCAACAATACTAGTACCATTAGCAATACCGGTGCCACTTAATTGCATACCAACTGCAATAGTTCCGGTTACTGCGCTGTTAACTACTAGCTGTGTTCCAGTAATTGTACCGTTAAACGTTGCCACTGTTGCAGGTTGTCCAGAAATCTGCGCGACCATTTCGTCAATAACAGTTTGAGTTTGTACAACTGATCCGTTTGAGGCAAGTATTTTAACACGCTCACCGATAAATCCAAGTGAGCCATATGTTGAGTCTGCAAGGCTAGTGTGTAACGTTGCCACCGAAGGAACTAAACTATTATATAAACGTCCACATTGAATACTTTGGAAGTTGCCTCCAAACAATACATCGTATGCTAGTGCTGAAACTACATATCCTGCGTCACGATTTGTCAATGTTAGAATAGGGCTTTCATTTTGATAGAACCGTGTTACCCATGATTGAGCATCGTTAGCTACTTCACTTGCTCGGAATTGAATAGCATCAAACGATCCTTTGTTTGCTGTTGTTGCTAGTGCGTATGCTCCAGATGTTACTGGAGTAATTGCTAATGTTGAGCCAGTAGCTGTTGCTGTTTGACTTACGCTAACAGTCCAGCTCAATCCAGAACCTGCTGTAATATAAGTGCCTGCGGCTACTGTACCGCCTGTGACAATTTGTCCAATTTTAACAGTGCCAGTTACTGAGCTAACAGTTAATGTAGTCGAGCTGATAGAACCTGTAAATGTTGCCGCGGATGGGTCAGGAGTTCCATTATCGAGCCAATATCGGATATCAGCAATACGAGCTTGAGCAAATGCCGCTGCCGCCGCAGATCCTGCTGTTCCTGTTGTATATTGTGTAGTTGTGTTTCCTGAGCTACGAGTAACTGCTATCTTCTGAACAATTTGTCCAAGAATAACTGAAAGTCTACTCATTGTTTCTTGCACACCAATCAAATACGGTGCAACTATTTGAGGAGTGTTCAAGCTATAGTATGAACTTCCAGTAATTAATGATTGACTATTACTACCATAAGTCATATCATAGGAAATTGAATCAAGAATGTAAGTTAAGTCACGTAATGTTTCTGCTTGATAGGTTGCACTGTAAGAACTCCATTGTGCCGCACCTGTTAAGTTAGGATTGGTATTTAAGAAACTTACAATTTCATCTTTGATAAACTGGTAGTTGGCTTGTATTAATGTTACAGCGTCACCGTAATTTGCTAGATATGAAGAGTTATATCCAGTAACAGTTGGCCTAACAATGTCTGGTTGTTGAATTAATCCTTTAGGATAGTTTGGATTTGTTGGGCCAGTGATTACCGCTCCGCCTGCAAACATGTCTTGAATAATTTTAGTATTATTAACTACAAGATTAACAGCTGATGTATTTCCTGTATCGCCTGCAGGTAATGTTTTTACCTGCGTTGCTGTATTAGGAAATGTTGTTCCTGTAGTAGTAGGTGTTATTGTATTATTAGCTACTAAATCAGATACTATTGATCGAATACGATTTAGTGCTGTTGAAGTCTTCGGTCTATCGTTGCCCATATATGTTTGCGGGCCTGCAACCTGAACAATAGTGCTACGTAATTCGTCACCAACAACCGCAGTGTCAATTGGAATTACGATAGGACCGTATTCGTTATATGTACCAGTTTTTAAATATATCGTTGTATGTGGTCGAACTTCTTGAGGGCTGTTGCCATAAGTACCTGCAGTTAGTGCGCTGGTAATAATACCTAGTAAGTTCTGTGCTGTTGTAACAGCGCCGCTTTCTACTGACGATGTAACAACTGTGGTAGTATTTTGAATAGCTTTAGTACTAATGCCATTTAATGTTTGATAGTTGGCAGCTGGCGCAGAATTAGACATTACTGCTGGGAATAATGTGTCTTTTAAGTAAGAAAGACTTCCTGCAAATGCTGGGGCTTGTTGTGCAGTACCAGTACCAGTAAAACTTGTTAAGGTTTTAAAATATGCTTTTGTAGCAGTAGTACTATACAAATTGCCACCGTGTGTTAGGTCAAATATAATACCATCAATTACTGTTCCTGCATCGCGTTCTGCTTTACTTTGTGTGTATTGGAATGAAGCAGTTGATGCCACTCCGCTACTAGGACTAATAGTTTTAGTAATACCACTTTGGTATGCATCACTAATAGTAAAAGTTAAACCGTTTGGGATAGTATTTACATAGTAAACTTGCCCGATAACGACTCCTGCTGTTGCCGCTGTGAATGCGATAGGCATTCCAAAATACATATTGGCAGTAGTTGTCTGACTTGTAGTACTTGTTCCGCCAACAATAAATGTGTTGCCTGATGCACTTGATCCTGTTACATTATACGAATATTGATTTTGAAGATAGTTATTAACTTCCTTCATCATAAATTGTTTGTTAACTGCTAGTGCTAACCCAGCGTTTCTATTTAAGTATCCAGCTTCAATTTGGTTAGCGGCATACAACAGAGTTGCCCACGGTTTATCTAAAGTTAGGCCTTGGCCATTTCCAGCTATGTCAGAGCCTGTCGGTGCAACATACACTATGTTTTGAAGTTCGCCATAGTATTTCCATGCTGGTCGATTGCCGTCAACTCGTAGAACTTGTCCGTCTGTTCCTATTGGTAAACGTGTTGCGCCATCGGCAGCGTAGTATACCATGTCGCCTTGCGTAGTTAGCGCACCGCTATCTGCACCGCTAGCTAAAATATTCCAATATGTACCGCTGTCAGTAATAGGATCGTTTACACCAGTTGAACCAATGTGAGTACTAATACAGATGTAGCTACTATTTCCATAGTAAACAGCATCACCGATAACATAAGTAATACCAGTTTTCCATGTTGCCGCATATCCTGTAGACACAGTAACAGTACCAATAGGACCTGTTCCGCCTCCACCAGTAATAGTTGCTACTTTGACTACTAGGTCGTTACTAGGACTTGCTCCGCCTAATGCGCTGCCTAAAATCTTTAGTGTATCGTTAACTGTATATCCAGTTCCAGCAGTACTGCCAATAATTACTGAATATGCAGTACCGGTGCGTGTCACAGTAAATGTTGGACTACCGGTGCCGGTTGCCGCTACATTGCTACTAGCAACGTTGGTGTATGTGGTATTTGGTGCTGAAGCCCAACGAATACCCGAGCTTAATTGTCCCCAATTAGAGTTAGGTGGTGCAGATGCTGAGTTGTCTGCTTTTGCCACGTAGGTGTATCCACCTACCGTTACGACATTACCGATCTTGTAACTTGTACTATTACTCCATTCGCCTGAATATACTAGACCAGAAGTAAATACTTGCCAATATGCTGTGGCCGTGCTTGGAGTTTGTGGGCTTGATGCTCCGCTGTTTTGCACTGCGGTATATGTGTATCCTCCGTAGGTTACTACATCGCCTACTTGATATTCATTTGCGGCGCTCCATGATCCTTCAAACTCAAAACCGTTAACAAATACAGCAAAATTTCCAGTGTTAATTGCAGTGCCAGTTGATGTGTGGTATGTTGTACAAATCCATAAATCGGGACCAAATTTAACAACATCATTTATCTTGTAGCGTACACTACTGCCACTCCAGTCGCCTAAATATGTAATGCTTTGATTGAAGGTATCCCATTTGTTGCTGTCAAGTTCTAGGCCGTCACTAGCAGTAGCCGCACTGGTATGTTGAGTTTTACAAACATAACTGCTGCCTCCGTAGTAAACTAAATCACGAACCTTATATCGTGTGCTGGTAGTCCATGCACCTAACCATTTAAATCCTGCAGAAAATGTATCCCACTTACCTAAATCATCTTCTAAATAAGTTTGACTAGTATGTGCTGTTTTACAAATGTAAACAGTAGCTCCCCATACTACTATATCACCTAGGTTATAGTAAGTTGTTGCGGCCCATGTATTGCGCCATGTTGATCCGTCAGCAATTAGATTCCATTTAGTAATACCAACTCCGCCTGCCGCATCTGTAGCAAATCCCGAAGTTGCATTTGTTGAAGTATGCGTAATTACACAAATGTATGTTTTTCCGCCGTTAGTAACAACGTCATCGACTACATAGCTACGATTTTGTGCCCAAGCACCTTGGTATACAAACTTAATTCTACCTAATTTAAATTCTGCCATTTTATATCATCCTCTGATAGTATTTATCTTTGTTGTATTTCTTAGAACTTATATCACTTACTACGGCGTTTCATAAACATATTAAATGCTGGTATGCCGCCATCTACGCCTCGGCTAAAGTAAACTTTATTAAGCATTTTAATTCCAGATCCAGATAATCCCGGAGCCACTGTTGATTTCATAAAGTTTGGACCTCCGACATATACGGTTCCTGCAATAAAGTTACCGGTAAATGTATTTGCACCGCCTGCGCTTAATCGTCCTGTTAAGAAAGATTTAATTGCTCGCTGTGTTGGAATTATTGCATCTGAGTTGGCTGCAAACGTCACGTCTGTGCTAAACTGATTAACAACTACACTTGAGCTACCGACAGCAATTCCGCCTAGACTCAAAGTCTGTAGACCTGTTAAACCAAACTGTGTGGCACTTAATGTAACAGTACCAGTGGCCTGTTGTACTCCAAATAATCCGCCAACTGCAAAGTTACCGTTTTCGTCAGTACTTGAGTAGAACACATGTCCTTGATTTGTTTCAACTGCCTGTTGATTTGTTTTAGCTCCCTCTGGATCAACGTATGGATAATTAGCAGTGGCCTTATTACCCGTTCCAACTAGTAGGAAGTCATGATTGGTTACACGACATTGACTGTATAGTTGACGCAATTCAATTGCAGTGCCGTTGGTTGGACTTCTTGCAGTTGTCATTTCTGGGGATATTTGTATAGTGGCTTCAATAAACGGTGCAGTAGTTCCAAACACTGCCGATGCACTAGTAACCTTATAAACTTGATCGTTGCCGGCAATTGACAAGTTACTACCCACCAACGGTACTGATGCTAAATTCTTAACAATTATATTTAAACCTATTTGGAAGGTATCTGCAAAACCATTTCCAGTAATTATTACCACCGTTGAGGTTGTACTATACCCTGTTCCTCTATTAACAAATGTTGGATTTCCCAGTGCTCCATTTCCAAGTCTTGGAGTCAGTGTTGCATTTACAGATACGTTGTAATCTATTAAATTAACACTGGGTGCCGATGTGTAATTAGAACCGGTTTCCCATAATGCTAGTGCAGTAATTACTCCTGAACTAATAGTTACTCTGCCTTGTGGTCTTGCACCCTCGTAGATTACTGTTGCATTTCCTGCCGCGTTGCCGTCGCCAGTTAGCGTTGCAAAAATACCAATATTAGAATTATTAAATCCAAAAGTTATTGAACTGATACTGCCGTAAGTTAGAGTTCGCTGTTTCCAATAAATGCCGTGTTCACTTACATACGCTAATGATCCATTGGAATTTACCGCAACAAATATGCCTTGGCCGTAACTTATGTTTGTAGCCGACATATAAATTAATGATTGATACCAGTTAACACCATCAAAGCTATATGCTGAGCGCAGGCCTGCTCCACTTTGTATTGCTACAAATTTGTTATTGCCGAAAGTTATACTAGTATATGCCGGAGCGCCTACATTAAATGTTAGACCATCTGTAGAACCTGCGCCAGTTGATATTGGGTTGGTTCCTTGAATAGCATTAATGTAGGTAGTTGCTAGAGTAAATGTTGACTTTCCATTAGTTGCGCTGATATAATATGTGCCATTGGTGATAGTTCCCTGGCCACCTCCAGCAGTTAAAGCGCCCGATACTACTACACTTTGACCAATAACTAATTCTGTAACAGTTGACGTTGTGCAAGTAAATTGTCCTGCTGATCCAATAATTGTAACGCCACTTAATGAAGTATTTTTAGTAGGTAGTGTTGACAAGTTCCAAGTAACGCCGTCGGGACTCCATGCTGTTTGTCCGTTAGTATTAATTGCAACAAATATTCCAGTACCGTATGCTAAGTCTGCCCATCTTCCAGTTACACTGCCTATGTTAGTACTGTTGTTTATATCGTCTAAATGCATTAATAATACAGTGTTTGCATCTGTTGTGAATGCGGTTGCTGTTGGTGTAAATGTAGTTGTATATCTGCTAACTCCGCGACTAATTCTTATTTCATCAATATAACCAGTTGCAAGAGTTGCGCCGGTAAACGATGCTCCTATTCGTATTGGTCTTTCTGCATAAGTGTTAGCATCTGTATAGGTTGTAGCGGTTAATGTACCGTTAACAAACAATCTAGTTGTTCCACTAGCTCTTGACACAGCTACATGATTCCATGCACCTGCTGAACAACCATTACTAGATGTAATCTGATAAGCACCAAGAACAAATAATCTTATATTTCCAGAAGCATTCATTTCTAGATAAATGGCCGCTTCGTTAGCGATACTTCGTTGATCAATTAGTATTTGTTGTGTACCTAATGCAGTTGGTCTCCAGAAAAACTCAATAGTAAAATCTTCTTTATTATATGCAAATCGTGCATCGCTATCTACTGTTACATAATCTCCAGTGCCGTCTAAGAACAAACTAGATATACCAAATTTCTGCTGTGCAGTTGATAATTTTGCGTCGCCTGACACTGTTACTGGTGTGCTACTTGGCAAACTAGTTGCAGTCCAAGTCAGTCCCTGATTTGCTGAATATGCGGCTCTAGTATTATCACTACTAATTGCTACAAACACTCCGCGGCCGTAGACAATTTTGCTCCAATTACTGTTTGATGGTAATGCACTAGTTCTCCAACCTTGTCCGTTTGAGTTAGAATACGCAACTACCGAGGCGCCTCCTGATGTTGTGCCCAATGCAGTCCAATAGAAATTTCCGTAAGCAATGTCACTCCATGCTGTTACAGATGCAGGTAATGTGATTGAATTCCAAGTACTGCCATCAAGCGATCTTGCCGCACGACTGCCAGTTGTTGGTATTCCTATGAAATAGTTATTTCCATAAGCAATACTAGCAAATGATACTCCCGGATCCAACGGAGTTGTTACTGTGCCAGTTGATTGCGAGTATCCTGGCGAACTAAATTGAGTTCTAGGTTCAATAAAATACGAACTAGTAGAATCAAGGAATGAAGATACTGGGATTCCGGGGTTAATGTTATCCCATCCGCTTGCGGCCATTTGCATATTTCCTACACCAGTTGATAATGTTATAGGTGTACCTGCTTGCGTTGTACTAATTGATAGTGTTGGTCCAGCAATGTCTTGAGTTATTGCTGTTATGTAGTATACAGTATAAGAATTAACACCGCCAAACAAGCTAGTTGAGAATGTGCCGTTCATTGTGCTGATATTTCTAACACTGTGTGTAACAACAAGTCTAGTACCAGTACTAGTTAAGGTCATAGATCCTGTGCCAGAACCTAATGTTAATGCTTCAGGGCAAGTTCTTGCCAGTATCAACCCTGCTTTATTAGTTAAAACAAATGTATTTGTTTTATCTGCACTAATAGTAATCTCTTTTGTAACTGCATTAATTGTCTGAATATAATATACTGTTTCAGGAACAATATTACCAAATGTTAGTCCTGCACGAATGCCACTAAACACAATTGGATTACCCACTATCATACCAGTTACGCTTGTCATGGTAACTAAATTAGTGCCAAACTCTGTATTAGTTGCAGTGGTTCTAATAATACTTTCTGTAATATTAAAACTGTTAGCATCCACAATTTTACTAATATAGTATTTTGTTCCCGGACTAATAGCCGCGTCAAAAATTACTCCAGAAAATACAATTGGATTAGTTGGAATTAAACTGGTTGTGGTAGCTCGTACGGTGTTAGTTGTCCCGCCAATGGTTTCTACTGAAGTTAATGTAACCCTGTTTGTAGATATTGTAAAATTATCTGTATCAATAATATCATTAATATAATAATTTGTACCTAGAGTCACTCCGCCTAATGCTACGCCTGTAAACTGAATATTAATGTTTGGAACCATGTTTGCAGTCGGAGCTTGAATATATCCTGAGTATCTTGGATATGTCATTGTCTGCGAGCCGCTGACTACATTAGTTAATTGTATAGGGTTGCCTGCAAGTTCAGTTGATAATTGAATTAAATTATTAACATAATCAATTGTAGTAATATAGTATTCAAACCCTGCGGTAATATTAAAATCGCCAGTACCAAATGTAACTACCATATCTACAGCCAAACTTGCTGTAGGAACACTGATAGTATTTACAGACCCACCCACGGTTGCTGTAGCAACTACAGTGCCAATAGATGTTGCTGTTCCAGTTGTTGTGTAATAAGTTGGAATAAACTGAACTGCTTGATTAACATATAAATTGCTTAGATCAGTACCCGATGTCAACGTTAGTTTATTAAGAGCGGCAGTTGCATTATAAGTTGATGCAACAACGTTTACTGGATCCACACTTTCTTTTAACACTAGTGCTGTTTTAGCACTAATACCGTTGGCATCGAGTGTTCCGCCAATATTATAATATGAGATAAATCCATATTGGCCGGCTCCTGTTCCTGCGCCAATAAACACACGCATACCTAGATAATTATACAATCCTTGGTCAGTAGATGCAAGTTTAATAGTATTTAAACTTCCGTCTTGAGCGGTATTTAAACTTGTAGCATATCCTGCGCCACCGGTAAACCCGTTACTGTCTGTTATAATTCTACTGTTGAATACTGCTCGACTACGAGTTTCATCTCCTGATAATATGGCATTTACACCAGCACCAACAACTTGAAAGTTTGCGTATGCTGTAAATCTATTAGATGTTGTTTCTAAATAAAACTCAGGAATTGGACTTGTTCCTGATATTTCTAATTGTGATCCGTAAATAATTGAGTAAGTATTAGCTATCGGTGCATTGGCTCCTTGCGGGAATACTTTAAACGTTAACGTATTGTTTACTCCGGTTGAATCGTTCACCGCTAGCCATACTCTATACCAGCCTGCTGATAAAGTTTTTTGTGCTCCGTATTGTGTCGGAAGTGTGCCACCGTTGGCGCTGTTTGTAAGGCTTGTTCCGGTGTACGGAGTTACTGTTTGACTAGAAACGTTATAGGTAATACCGCTAGTAACTGTAGTGGTTCCGGAAAATACTGCTTGAATATCAAGGCTTGCTGATGTTCCTGCATATACATATAAACTCAATGTATATGATTGTGTAGTTCCTTCGGGAACAGTTCCTGCAACTCCTGAAATATTAGAAATTCCAGTTCCTGCTAAATCACCTACAACAATAGTTAAATCATTTGCTATGATTCGTCCGCCAAGATCTGCTCCACTAATTTTAATAGTATTTCCTGTTTGATATAGTGAGCCAGGTGTAACCACTGTTGCTAGATACCCTGTAGGAGTTACTGTTACATTAAATGTTGCTCCGGTTCCTGGAGCACCGTCCTGTGTTACTCCTTCTATGTTAGTATAAGTATATCCTCCAGGATTAATTGAAACACTTTGTTGAATATATCCTGTTCCCGGAGTACCAGTTGACCCAGTTAATAACCATGCTTCTGTGTAACCTGTGGGTGCAATACTATTTTTAGTAAATGACAAATTAGCATCATTGGTCCATGTGGTAAGAAACTCGTTACTATATTTTAACATGTTGGTTGATGGGCTGTAATACCCAGATCCAGCATTGTTATAATTCATCTTTAATAATTGGTCTGTGGTGCCAAACGCACTAGTAACACTGGCTTGTACCTGCTGTGATTGATTATTTACAACTCCAGTTAATGGGACTTCTGTTAGATCGTATCCTTCAGCAATAACACCAAAAGTACCGTATGAACTGTTACCGTTGGCTGAACGAATACGTCCACCTGCCTCGGCAAAATATCCAGCATAAGCATAGTATGAGAACACACTAATAGCTTCTGTAATAGATCCAGGACCTGTACACCAGATACCAATACCATCGCTTATTACCATAGTGTAGTCATTAGATACTATAGACTTGCTTCCGCCGTTGTGTAAGTACCCATCAATTTTGATTCCAGTTGCTCCGTCACCAAATACTGTAACGTTTTGAATATAAGGACTCTTGCGAATAATCCATACACTAGTATCGTTAGGGCCTGTTCCGGGGTCTAAACTTGTATATGCGCCGCCTGTTGGGCGAGCTGTTTCATATTCGTTATTTGCAGTTAAGGTTCCCTTCAACCCAAAGAATGACATGTTACGAATACCGGTGCCGTTACGTAATAAGAACATGTTCTTTAAACAATCGCCTGCATAAACCAGCATGTTACCGTTACCGTTTTCAAATTCTACTAAAGTTCCGCTTGCAGTAAATGTTCGAAGCACACCATCCGATGTTGCATTAGAGGCAACAAATACATACCCATTAGCTAAAGGGTTGCCAACACATAAGGTAATACTAGAAATACCGTTAACTGATTGTGCAAAAGAAAATACACGAGTGTTGACTAGAATTCCAGGGCCGGCCAACGACATGCCTACTAATAAATTTGTAATATTGGATACGTTTGTTAATACGTTACTGCCAACACTAGTACTACCTGTAAAACTAAATGTTGGGCCATCATTTATTTGCAATGTTGTGCTGGTAATACTGCTGCCAATAACATAATATGTTTTTCCAGAAGTTACGCCGCCAAATGTTGTACTTGCATTGTTTACAAAGGGACTGATAAATTGCAACGGCATTTGATCCGTTAGCCCAATGGTACTGTTAACTTCCATTCTATTTGCTGTTGTTGGATTTCCTGTTGAATAAGTCTGCGTACAAAATAATGTTTTACTTATAGCAGGCCTTACTACGGCACTGCGTAATTCGTCGCCAACAATTGCCACGTTCTCCGGAACAACAATTGGTAATAATTCCTCGTATGTTCCAGTTTTAACAAAAATGGTAGCAGTTATACCGGTGTTAGATCCTGGAACTAGGTAAGTATTTTGATTTGTTAGTGCTGTTGTAACAATACTCATTAAACTTGAGATATTACTAGTAACTCCAAATTCTACAAATAAAGTGTTAATAATTACTCGGTTGACATAGCTTAACGGTGGCACATTATTTAAAGTTTGATAACTAGTTATTGCATTATTTTCTACAACAGCCTGCATTAGTGTTAACAAATAATTAAGTGCAGGAGAGTAATAGATAACCGATGCGGCAGTTAAACTGTTTATAAATTGTGTTTTACTTCCATAAAAGAAATATGATAGTGTGGCTGCAACGGTTTGACTGTTGCCGCCTCGCTTCAAGTCGTACATAATCGCATCAATAATTCTTTCAGCATCGCGTAGTGTGTAATTTACGTCCCACAAACTGTCTGGACTAAATGGACTAATACTTTGACTCATTTGATAACGCATCCACTCAAGCATCTCTGCAACCATCCAAGATTTATTTGCTGTTAATATTGTAATGGCATTTGGAAAATAAAAACCTCGAGTAATAGTATCGCAGGCATACTTGATAGTTGCCCAGGGTTGATCCCATGTAACTCCGTAATGTACAGAATCAACTCCAATATTGTTATCAACATAATACACTGCGGGTATTACATTTAATTTTCTCCAGTTGGGAAGATCTGTAGAAACTCCTAATACATAAGTGTCGATCTCACCTAGTGTACTAGTGATAGCCAACGCTGACGGTTTTCCGTCTTTAAATGTTCTTAAATCTCCCTGTATAGCTATCGAATTATTAGGATCGTGGGCGATTAATAGTACCCAATATGCTGAAGTATAATCGGTATCAGGTCTATAAGCCGTTGAATGACCTTTTACACAAGTATATGTTCCGTTTGCCCATGATACTACATCTCCAACAGCATATGATGCTCCGGAAATCCAACGGTTGGCCCATTTCTTGCCAGGTATTAATACAGACCAGTATGCTGAATTAATTCCTAAGAAATTTAATAATTGATTTTCAGCAAGTGTGCCGTCAATGGCTTTTGACAATGTAATAGAATTAAATGATCCAGTAATTGTTGATGATGCTACTACTTGGCTAGTGTTAACGATCCATGAAGTTCCGGCACCGGATATAATATATGCGCCTAAAATTCCATTGATTGACATACCAACTCTAAATGTGCCGGTTACTGTTCCGCCTAACGATAATAAATTACGGCCAACTGCTGTTACTGTAGTAGTTCCTGACCCGTATACTCCCGGATCGGCTGTATACGTTAAGGTAATACTGGTAGTAGTGCTAGCTGTACATGCTACAGATGCATTATATCCTATGTTACTGTTTCCAGCTATTGTATATTGTATTCCGGTCTCTGGTGCAGTTGCCTGTGTTGGAATTGCAAATGTTACTGAATAAGGTCCGCTGCCAGTTTTGCTGGTGAAAGAACTGATGGTTATTGGATTTAATGCAATGGTTGATCCGGTAGCTGATGCAGTTGTTGAAGTAACTGTTGAAACTCGCTGACCGCTAAAAATATTATCGCCAGCCACTGTCATTCCAGCAACAATATTTGCGGTGGAAAGAAGAGTTAGTGTTGTTGCTGAACTACCTACAGATACATACGTACCGATAGTTGTGCTAGTATTGGGATCTTGAGCAGTACTGTTTGCGGTTGCTTCGTATAACACTCCGTTACGTGCTACTAGATCGCCAGGTGCATAACTTGATCCGGCACTCCATGTATTTCTTACAGAGTAGCCGACATTAAATAATCCCCAGTTAGCTGAAGCAGTTGCTGGATTATTATTTGTATTGTTTGCTGTTTTGCTAATGTATGCATCACCGCCATAAACAACAGCGTCGCCAAGTTGATACGTTGTGCCAGAAGACCAAACAAGATCAAACATTTGACCGGGTATCCACATTGTCCAGTTCGCTGGTGTAAACGTAGAATCAGTATTATAAGTTGAGCAACGATAGATATTGCCATCGACTTTAACTAGATCGTTTAATTTATATCTTGTGTTAGATGCCCAGTTGCCTTTATATTCAACACCAGAGTAGTAAACAATCCAACTGGCTTGATTAGCTTCTAATCCAAGAGCAGGGCTGGCATTACTAACGTGGTTGGCAACGCATTTATAAACAATTCCGCCCCATCGAACAACATCATTAACTCCATACGCAGTATTTGAAGCCCATTGGGGTTTCCATCCATCAAACTCGGCATATACTGACCAGTTGCCAGCATCTGCTAAAAATGTAGAACTAGTATGTGTAGTTGCACAGACATAAACTCGTCCGCCAAAAATTACAATGTTGCCAGTGCCGTAGGCGTATCCGGTTGTCCATGGACCAATCCATGTTTTACCTTCAATTAATAGCTGCCAACGAGGAAAAGTATTATTTAGATCAGTATAGAAATTTGCATTTGAGGTATGCGGTTCCAAGCAAGTATATGCTTTTCCGTCTTTAACAACTACATCGTCTCGGCCGTACGCTGTGTTTAGAGCCCATGTACCTGCCCATGTATATCGTAGTCTACCTATCTTAAATTCTGCTGCCATGTTATATTTTTCCTTATCTCTATTACTTATCTATTTGTTTTAACTCACAATTTGATCTTGCGTGTATGTATATACTTGATTAATTCTTACCACTAGTTCGCCATTAGCATTTATGTAATAATAACAATTTTTTCCGTCAAATCGATATTGATCAAATGTTAGATTAGGGTAAGGGCGACTATGATCTTCTGCTAGTCTGCCGTCAAAAAAATCAATACCATATTCAAATTGTTCAAAGTTTCCGCTATTTGGTCCGGGGGCATTTAATGTAATAGTATCAAAGTCTTTTAATTGATCTATCTTGCTAAAAAATACTGTTCCGCTTTCGTCTCTGCGTAGTCCGTAAAAAAATCTAGGATTACCTTCACCCAAAATATCATTTAAACTAATTTCACCGCCTGCATAATAACTCATAATCTTTTCCTTTAAACTATTTCAACGTAGCTCATAACCAAATCTAAACTACTATCAAAGTTTGCACTTATTTTAATTGTTGTAGATGGGCCTAATACCAATTTCTCGCCGCCGTTGACTACTCGTAAACTTTGATTGGGCGGCACAACAACCTCTTTAATAAAAAATGCAGTAACCGGACTTCCATTGTTGCCGGTCGGATCTGTTAATTTAATACTAGCCAGCACAATACCATTGGTCATATTAGTTAAACTAAGACCAATAACAGTAGTTTTTGCATTTGCTCCTGTGGTTAAGATAGTAGACTCCACTGTCCCTAATCCTGCTTTTAATACGTTTTTAAAATTCGTTGCCATGTTATATTATCCAAAAATTATAGCGGACGCAATGCCCAAACTTTCTGCTTCCGATGCTGTTACTCCGCCAACTGTTCCTGCTATACCTGTCCAAGATGCTCCGGTATAGACTTCAACCCTGCCGTCTGTAGTGTTATATCTAACCATGCCTGCTTCTACTATACTAGGACGACTGTTTGCATCACCGACTGGGATAACGAATCCGCCAGTGCCGCCAATTTTAAAATATCCAGTTCCAGTATTTGATATTTCAGTAATACTATCAGCTATAATATTAGTTATCAAATTTCCTCGGACTTCAAAATTACCTGTACGGACGGTTGCATCTAATACTAAATCTGCACCGTTTATTGTAGTAATAGTGTTCCCGTCAATTTTAGTATTTGCAATCTGAGCATATCCGGTCGTTGTTAATGTACCTGTTATGTTAGTGTTGCCAGTTTGTGTAAAATCGCCAGTTTGTGTATAGTCACCAACATGCCCAATTGTTCCAGCTACTGATACTTCTGCTAAATTTGTAGTTCCGTTAACTGTTAAATCTGTTGTTATCTCAACATCGTTTGATGGTATTGATATTATGCCGCCGGTAGTAGCTTCAAGTACTAGATCTGTAGCTAGGCCAACTGATGTTATTGTATTACTGCTGATATTAACATTGCCAACATTTATTTCGTTAGTATATAGATATTTCCATCTTAGGCTATTACTGCCCAAGTCGTATGTATTGTCAACGCTTGGTAATAGATTACTATCTACCCCGGCAACAAAACTAACAGTGTCAGTTGTTTGATCACCTACTTGAATATTGCCGCCTATGGTTACATTTCCAACAACTGCAAGGTTGCCTGCAATGTTTACATTATTGGCAAAATTGATCTGATCACTAGCACTGATAATGTTTATAGGTCCGGTAGTACTGCTAAATGTATTACCAGTAAGTCTTAAATTACCGGTTTCAATTTTTACGCCGTCAATATAAGTAGTATTTCCACCGCTGGTAAATGTTACGCCAGTTTCTGATTGGATATTAAAACTGCTAGTAGTAAACTGTACTGTACCAGCTTGTTGGTTAACATAAAATAAATCACCGATACGGAAATCGCCCTTATGGTCAACTGAACTATAATAGATCTTTGCGCCACCGGCTTCTGTTATTTCGTTGTCTTGAACTACATAGGTTACATCATTGTCACTGCGTTTACCGGTACCAATATAGGCCAAGTTGTGTCCTATTAAGTAAGCAACAACGCCTAGGCCTGTTCCGTAAATGCCATAGTTACCGTAGACTGTAGCAGACCCAATAGCACGAACCTCAACACCAAAGTCACTGTAGTCAACTAGATCAATCTTAGTTGCTGTTGCACCATTTGTACTGTTACGTACATCTTGTATTACGACAGTTTCATCTAAGAATGTAGTTGCGTTATTTGTGCCATCAAAGCGACTTAAGAAAACAGTATATACATCGTTTGGCAATATGCCTGCCGGTACTGTAAAGTTAGTAGTATAACGTGCTACACCTTTTGATATTCTTACATCATCGATGTAACCATAGAATGCAGTAGTGCCATCAAAACGTGCGCCAAGTGTTAATGGTCCTTGGATGTAGGTATTGTTATCAGCGTAGGTTGGGCCGCTTTGTGTACCGTTAATAAAAATTCGTGTGCTTGTTCCATCACATGCTAGAGCAACATGTGTCCATGTATTCAATGGTATTGCGGCAGCACTTTCTAATACTGAAGCACCGTTTACAGCTAAACGTAATGTGTTAGTTGTTGTTTGCAAATAAAATGCTGGTTGAAAAGATGGACTACTAGTTCTAAAATCAAATATTATTTGATTAGCACTTGGATTAGCAGTATTGTAAATCCATGCTTCTAGGCAAAATGCACTAGTACCAAATGCAAAATCATTGTTAGATTGCACAAACACATAGTCTGTAGTACCATCTAATGCAAGACTAGCCGATCCCCATTTCTTAATACTTGTAGAAAGTTTAGCATTGCCAAATGCTGTAATAGCTTTTCCGCCGCGGTCATATGCTGTCACTAATCCGTTAACTTTTCCAGTTAGATAAATTTTTCCGTCGGTATCTTTACTGGCAATAGTTCCGCTGGCTAATACTGTAACCCCGTCATTGTCATAATAGCTGACAGTATCGCCAACGTTAAATGTTCCTGTGGTGCCGCTTAGACGAAGTGCTGTTTTACCTGCGTTAGCAAAGCCTGTTGCTCCGCTGTATAAGTCCATGCCTTTGTCAGCAAAATAACTAAACGAATTTAACCACTCAACACGAGTTCCGTTAGTTGCTATTAGACATTCTTGATTTGGAGTAAAAAATGTTACAGAGTGAAATAGGCAAGCGGCTTCTTTGCTTAAAATGTTAGCAACACTACCATCAAGCAGTACGCCCTTACCAGCATCGTTGCTGTCAAAACCGTATGGATCGCCAGCACTAGTTACACTACCTCTGCTGATAACTGTGACGTTTCTAACATAAGGACTTCTAGTAGTTACTGTAAGATTATTAGCAAATCGAAAAGCATAACCTGTATTGTTTGTGCCGTTGTATCTATAACCTGTAATAGTTAAGTCTTCAACAGTTGTTTCACCATTTAATAAAAATGCATCTTTATCAATAGTAGCTACTGTAGGTTGGATAGTTACTGATCGTAGACTTTCGCCTTTAACTACTACACCAACTGGCACAGTTAACGGAAATATTTCAGTGTAAGTACCTGGATATAAGAATACAGTATCGCCTGCAACAGCAACAGTAAGTGCTTTCTTTAAGCTGGCAAATGGATCGTTTTGATGTGTACCAGTGTTTGTATCGGTACCGTTAGTAGCAACATAATATAACTTGCCTTGACGTAGAGTTAACTGTATTCCGTCAACTGTTAAATTGTCAGTTGCAATAGCATCGCTGTGTATTGTATCAACCCAAATATCTGCCCAACGTTTACTGCTAGACCCTAGAGTAAATGTATTGTCAGTATTTGGAATTATATTACTGTTAATGTCAGCATTGAAAACAATATTATCTGTATTTGCATCACCGATAGTAATGTCACCGTCTGCTGTTATGCTGCCGGTTGCGTGAATATTTCCGTGTACTGTGGTATCTGCAAATACTTCAACAGTTCCTGCACCATCAGGGCGTAGTTCTAAATTAGTACCAGCAGTATTAGTTGAAACAATATTACCATCAATGGTAACTGCATCTATTTTAAGTTTATTTTGATATACAATTGCCGCACCGTTAAATCCTGTTAGATTTAAAATGCCTGTTGAACTATTAACTGTATTACCAGAGATGGTAATATTGCCAACATCTAAGTTGTCAGTTTCTAGATATGTTGTTCTTGTTGTGCCGCTTACTTGTAGGTCATGTGTAGGACTATCGGTATTGACGCCGATACGCATGTTATTAACATCGAGATATAGAAGGTCTGTCTCAAACGCTAAATCGACTCCGTCACGAAGCAGATTAGCCTTTAAGAGCGGACCCGAAATGCGACCAATGGACATGCGCTCTCCTAATGACCCCGTGTTTCACGGTTAACCACCTTACATTGCGGGTTTACCACAGTTTGATATCGGGGATTTATTGGTCAAATCCCTCAGTAATATTATTTATCTGTTTATAGATTTAGCCCAGGATTAGACCCCATACACTAAGAGTAGCTTCAACTTCTTCGTAGGATATTTCTGTGGCTAAGCCTCTAGCAGGTATCCAGCCGTTGTCGCCTACTGAGGGATTTCCTGAATAAACTTCTGCGGCAACTACTGGCTCTTGTACAAACTCAATTACCACATTATTGTTAATTCTAAACTGGCCAATTTCAGGTGCAGGTTCTCTGGAAGCACTGTTGCCTATAGGTAAGGCTAGGGCACCCATGTTAGCAAATTTTATATAACCCGATCCTGTGTTTATAAATTGAAGCTTTTTACTTAATACAGGACCGTTAAGTGTTAGTACATCGGTTCCTGATTTAAATGATACATTACCAGTTGCTGATTCTAAATTAATAGCAGTACTTGATAATGTAGAGTTAGATATTTGTATATTTGCAAATGTGGCTCCTGCACTAGCTACAGCGTTGCCTGTTATATCTGTGTTTCCTGTACGAGTAATCGTATTAGGAGTTACTATAAAAGTGTCTTCAGACGATAGCAGAATAGAATTTTCAGTTAAAATATCTACAAGGTCTTCAGTTTGAAGAATTTGATTAACTGTTGCTGTTACTCCGCCAATATAATTTCCAGTGTGTAAAATATTTCCGGTAGTTACTAGATTAGTAAAATAACTATTTTGCAATACGGTTAGAGTATGGTCTATTACTAAATTAGTATTATTAGATTTAATCTTACCTGTAGATGTTAACAAAAGATTTCCGCTAGTTGTAGTTATACCAGTAGGAGATAACGTGACATTTCCCGCTAGTGCAGATACTACATATGTGCCTCTCCACTTTTGATTAGGTGTTGCAGATCCTAAGTTATACGTTCCGTTGGTTTTAGGTAATATGTCACTGGTTATTTCTGAATCAAAATTAACAGTATCGCTGGGTTGATTACCAACAGTTAATGTTCCGCCCACTGTGACGTTTCCGCCAGTATACAAATCTTTAGCGACTTGTATATTTTGTGTTAGATTAACTTCTCCGGTTGCAGAAGCAATGTTAAATGATTGACTCTTAGTTAGTATGTCGTTATTGCGTAATGTAAAATCACCAATGTCTATTTTAGAATAGTCTATAAACGTTTGATCGGGCTCAGCTCCAATAGTTAAACTACTAATACCGGTCACCGAGGCAGAGCTAATATCTATCGATGTTGTGCCGCGATCAAAGTTAACAAAGAATTGATCACCTACTCTGTAGTTGCCTTGTTGGTCTACACTTTGATAATAGATCTTACCATTGTTTAGTTCTACTGTTTCGTTCGCTTGCACAACTAGGGTTCTATCATTGCTAGAGTCTAGTCCTGATCCGATATAACTAAAGTTATACTGTATCAAGTACATTAGGACGTTGGCGCCGTCTGCTACTGCACCATAGTTTCCGTAGACACTAGCACTTGCTATAGCACGAACTTCTGCACCAAATTTAACTCCTAAACTAGCAAATCCTAGTATGCCTGGTGTAGCATATAGGCTGCGATTAGCAAAGTAAGTAAAACTGTTAAGCCACTCTACACGAACACCGTTGGTCATTGTTAGTGCATCAACACCAGGAGTAATAAATGTCACCCTATGAAACAGCATACTAGCTTCGTTGCTAGTAGCATCAACAACCGACCCGTCAACAAGAGCACCTTTACCTGCATTAACTCCGCTAGTAATAACTGAAACGTTTTGTATATACGGACTGCGAGTTGTAATCTTTGCTCCGGCGGCAAAACTAAATGCATAACCTTGAGAAAAATTTGTAACAGTTAGATCACTAACTGCTGTTTCGCCATTTAATAAAAATGCATTGTTGGTATTAGTTCCGCTAGTAGGTTGAATAGTTACTGAGCGTAAACTTACTCCTTTAACAGTAACACCCGCTGGCACTGTCAAAGGAAATACTTCAGTATATGTGCCCGGATAGATATGAATAGTATCTCCGTTAGCGGAAACGCTTAAGGCTTTTGCCACTGTGGCATACGGACTATTTTCGTGATCACCTCGATTAGAATTGTTACCATTAGTGGCCACAAACCATGTTTTGCCAGGTCGAAGGATTACGTTTACACCTGCACTACCAATTGTGTTAGCTATAAGCTCTTGTCCGTTAACTTTAGAGGTATATATGTCTGCCCAACGTTTGCCGCCAAGTGCTAGGTCGCTACCTAATGAATATGTAAGATCAAGATCTGGTATAATACTGCTGTTAACATCGGCATCAAATATCACATTATCGCTGTCAGTATTTCCAAATATTACTGAACCGGCTGCTGTAATATTGCCAGTAGCATGTAAGTTACCAGTGATGTTTGTGTTAGCATAAATTTCTAACGTGCTTGTTGGACGTAGCTCTATTTGAGAGTCTGTGGTTATCGAGTTTATTGCATTACCGGTAATGCTTAAATTAAGAGTTTGTATTTCTTTAGTTGATACATAATCAGAAGCATCCATGATTATTGTACCACTAGTTGCTTTGATTAGGTCGTCGGGTCCGAGTTCTAGATTACCAACATTAATCTTAGGAGCATCGATAAGAATAAAATCAGTACGCAAAGTACCATTAACATACAACTCTTTATTGATAGGAGAGCTGTTAATACTCAGTGTTTTACTTGTGACGTCTAGATAAAGTAGCTGATTTTCAAATCTTAGATCATTACCATCTCGCAATAGATTTGCGTTAAGTAACGGACCTGAAATTCGACCAAGCTGTTTAGACATAGATAATCCCCGGGTACTAGACGTACCTTATAGTATATTTATTGGGATTTGGATTAACGGTCGAAACCGTGTAGCACAGTCACGTGCTTGGGATCTACAGTACCTAACGGAACTGGTCCCTGAAACTGTAAGTAGTAGCCTGTTGGATATGCGGCTCCCGCAAATGTTTGTCCCGTTGTTGCACTACTCAACCCAAGTACAGTAATAGCTACACCTGCTGATTCGTTGGCCACTGTTTGGCTAACTGTGATATCGCTAGCAGTTACATTGGTAATTGTGTAAGTGCCACTGTTGCTGTTACTGCCGGTTACTGTGATAGTTTGGCCAATACGGAATCCACGATCAACCCAATTAACAGTAGCAGTATTAGCACTGCGGATCTTGTTACTAAGCGGACTAGCTACATTAACAAAACTAATAACAGTATCAGTTACACGGCATGGATTTTGTAAAATTACATAGTTAGTTGTGTGTAACTGCATGACGTTTTCAACAAACACTAACAGGTTAGCCCCTGACCATGTTGACTTATCATCAACTAAATCAGTTGTTGGGGGTGCTGGATTTAACGGGCCAAAAATATATTCTTCATCGTCGCCTGTGCCTAAATCCTGTTGCACTATCTGTGTAGATTCTTTATAGCGAAGACTGCGCCATGCGGCACGACCGCCGGCTCCTTGATATACTTCTAATTCGTTAGAAGTTGTATTATATCGTAGTTGTCCTAGACTGGCACTATTAATAGACCCTACAGGATCACCTGGACGCTGAGTTGTAGTACCACGAGGCACACGAACAGCATTAGGAGAGTCTAGTGTAATTTCATTGCTAATTTGTACAGCAACACTATTATCTTTCACATTGCGAAAGTTAAGTTGACTTTTCTTTAAAAACTTCATTAGCTTACTCGCATAGTACTTACTGTAGCCGATACTGCATTGTCTGCAGAGCATGTTGCATGTAGTCTGTCGCCGTCGGTTAATACAAATTTTTCTGTGTCAAATGTAAATGTTTCGCTTGCTGGCAACTCTAACTGTTTAATAACTAAACTTGCATTACTTACTGCGCCGCCACTGGGTACTGCATATACGTTAATCGTTACTGTTGATGCAGAGTAGTTGCAAAATATCACACAGGTAACTGCATATTCTACGTCAGCAGGACATAAAAATAAATTGTCTCCGCCAGTACTTAATGTTTGATTATTGATTGCCATTTTGTGTCCTTAAAATATCATACTGTAGGCTAATGCTTTTCTACGGCTGACTAATTCATCTCTTGTTGTTTCATTATTTACAAAATATATACCTGTGCCGCCAAATGTTTCTGGCTTAGTGTAAAGCACAATACTACCAGGTGCTTGAGCAGGATCTTGGGCGGCTGTTGTAATTTTTAAATTATCATCAATTGTCACTGAGCCAGTTCCTGCGGCTCTTAACACTAGGTCTAATCCAAGGTCAGTTGTAGCTATTGTACCATTTGAAAAACTAAAATTCTGTGTGGTAAATGCATTAACTTTAAATTCAGCATTTATTACACCGTTTATAAGTAATGAAGCTTTGCTTTCTGCTTCACCGTTTTGTGTATCAAACACTTGAAAACGTGTATCGCTACGTGCAATAAAGTTTGGAGGAGTTACATCAAAGTATCCTGCAATCGCACCATTGACCCATTTTACGTTTGGTATTGCTTCTTCATAAGCTATTTGATTTTCTTCTACAAACAGCTTATTATTAATTCTGTCTGCGTAATTGACTACGCCATGTACTGCAATAATAGCAGTGCCTGTTCCTGTTTCGCCAGGATGTGGACTTGGTCCAAGTAAGTTTAAATTTTGATCTTTGTCGTTGGTAGTAATGCTGTTAGTGCGTATACCTGTTAATAGTGTATTTTTTGTTTTGAACGCAAAAGCACCTTGCTTATTACTGTTAGTTTGATTGTCAAACCACCATAGGCTTTCACTGAACAACATCTGTCCAGCACTAAAGACTCCACGACCAATTTCAATGCCAGCTTCACCAGTAGGGGATAAAATTCCGCTACCAGTGGGCTGTCCATTTTCGCCAAGTTGATTATTAATTACAATAATATTGTCAACCATTGATATAGTAGTTGACTCTACTGTTGTAGTATTTCCGTAAACCGTTAGGTCGCCTGTAACAATAACATTACCAGGACTTGCACCAACATCTAAAGTAATAACGCCATTGCTGTCGTCTTGTCCGTTGTAGCGAACTTTAACTTTATAGTCGGAATCGTTTACTTGTATAATTCTTGACATTGTTTATCCTATTAGGGGCCGAAGCCCCTATACTATTTAAGCGTTAGAAATTTGTACGAAATTGCCAACTGGA